GGACGGCGAATAAACCATAAGAAAACCATAACTTTTGATTCGGACAACACTCACACACTATATAAATCAACGGTCACAGACATTCACACTGTTGACTACGAATCAAAAGGTCGTGGGTTCGAATCCCGCCGGGCTCACTTCCCCAAATCCTTATAAATCAAGGGTTTGGGGATTTTTTATTGCATTTGCAATAGTGCAAATAAGGACGAATAGGGCATAAAAACGCCATCCAAAACCATAGAAAAACCATAAGTCATTTATCCATACGTTTAATCATTTTCTTCTCTCGTCCTTCAGAAACGTGATCGTAAATCTGAAGGATCATACGTTCGGAAGAATGCCCTAACCAAGAACGTACCATATTGATATCTATGCCTTTGTCCCTAGCAACCGTGCAAAATGTGTGGCGTAAATCATGAGGGCGAAATTTAATCTTATGGTTTGCTGCCATAGATAATGTGTGCAGATAGGATTCCCATGCCCGTTGAAAAGCCGTTTCGGAACAGACATCTCCATTGGCATCCGGAAGGACATAATCTGTTATCACATCTGTAAAGGGCAATAATGATGCAAATAACGGCACGGTTCTTTCGGATGACTCATTCTTCGTCCGTCCAACTACAGGACGATTTCCGATGAATTTTACCGCACTGTGTACGTGAATCCGATCATCGTAGATATCCTCCTTCCGGAGAGCGAGAACTTCTCCACGGCGTAAACCTGCTTTGAGCATGAACATGGCAGCTGCCTGTACCCTGTGTGGGACAGTTTCGATCAGATGAACCTCTTCCTTCGTCAGCTGACGGTGGGATCCTTTGCTGCCCTTGTGCGGTTTGGCAGAATCAGACAAGACCGGATTGAATGTGCAATACCTGTTTTCCATTGCGTACTGGAAGAATGATTTATACAGGAATACTGCTTTGTTTATATATGACTGGGATTTTCCTACATACCCAGTCCAAACTCTGGAGATATCAGCAGGAGTGACGGCAGCAACATATTTATCTCCTATGGTATCCGTCAGTTTCTCCAGAATGGTTGTATACTGGTTATAGGTTGTGTCTGCTACTCCTGCCTTGGCAACAGGCAACCATTTCTCTGCCAAATCAAAAACAGTGATAATTTCCGGTTTCTCAATGCCATGTTCGCATTCATATCGGTAATTATCACGTTTCTGCCGTGCTTCTGATTCTGTTTTGCCCAGAAACTGCCTACCTTTGTACCATGCACAGTAGTATCCATCAGATCTCTGTTTCAGTTTAGCCATGCTTCTTTCCCTTCTTTGGACACAGCAGCAGAAGTTCTTTCGCCCGGTCAAGAAGTTTTTCCCGTCCGTCATCAGACAGTTTGTGGAAAGCATCCAACAGACGGTCTTCATCTGTTTCGGTATGATCTTCAGTGAGGGCAGACAGTTTCACGCCGAAATAACTGCACAGTTTCTGCATTGCTTCTGCCCGTGGGTATCCTCTACCGCATACCCAAGCAGAGACAGTCTGGTAACTGACATCAGCGTACCGTGCGATATCTATCTGCTTTGTTTTTGTGGATGCCATTAAATCTGCCAGATTCCTCTGGAATATCTCACGATCTGTCATGACGATTCTCCTTAATCAGTCCGTACAGGACGGCAAGTTCATGGGTGCGTTCAAGCAGTTTTGCTTTCCCGTCATCCGGAAGTGCATGGAAGAAGTAAACCAGTTCCGATTCTTCCATCTGTTCACGGGTGTCATACACAAGAGCAGAAATGGTGGTTCCGAAGTAATTCGCAATCTTCTCCATTACATCTGCCCGTGGATATGATTTTCCATTCACCCATGCGGAAACCGTCTGCTTGCTTACATTAAGAGATGAAGCAAGGTCGATCTGACTGCTCCCGGTCTGTTCCAAGAAGGTGGATAAGTTACTTCTGAAAATTTCTCTATTTGTCATATGTATCCCTCCGGAGACATTCTAATCTATTTATTACCAAAAGTCAAAAAAAATTTACCAGAGGTATTGACAGACAAATTAAATTGTACTAAAATCCAAAGCGTGGTCATTCTAGACGAAAGGAGGAACAGCAGAATATGTCTGAACTGAAGATCTCGCTAAAGGCAGCACGGGTGAATGCGGATCTTACGTTGGAGCAAGCAGCAGAAGCACTCCACACAACGAAACAGACCCTCATTAACTATGAGAAGGGAACTACTTTCCCCACGGTTGATAAGTTGATTGAGATGTGCCATCTGTATAAGGTAAGGCTTGAATCCATTTCTTTTTTGCCCAGAGAGTCCAATTAAAATTGACATTGAGGAGGGGCGGTATGAACCAGAAACAGTACGATGACATGACAACAGTCATGCAGTGCGGAAGAAGTTTCGCCAAAGCAATGAGAACTGCGATGCTGAACTGTGGACTGCTACAGGCAGGATTCAACCTCACGGTTTCGGTGGAAGACATCATCTGCACAGACGGAACGCATCTTACCGGGAGCATCCGGCTCCAGAGACTCTACGATGACGAGGAAAAGAACGATCACTCCGAAGACATGAGTCAGCTTGAATACAACGGTGAAAGGTGGGCGGTTGTCAATGACCCTTATGCAAAAGCAGGAACTTTACCGCCACAGATTTGCTCCGGTAAAGCGAATGACAGCAAAAGAGTGGCAGAAACTAGAAGACATGAAGATCCGGTGGATGGGTTGTGGATTAGTTCTCATGACGATCCTCCTGTACTGGATGGTGGGCAGTAAATGACCGTCTGGTTGAACGCAGAGCAGATTGCGGACAGGTTAAGCGTTTCCCGGAAGACTGCTCTGATGCTCATGCAACAGATGCCACACAGCGTAATCAGCGGAACTGTCCGGAAACGAATCAGAGTATCTGAAGGATCCTTTGAATCGTGGATGGTTAAGAGGTCAAGCACAGTGCCTGTTATCGAAATGGCAAGCACTGGCAGCAGAAAGAAACTGAAGAGGAGGTGAAAGAGATGGCAAGACCGTTGCTCAATGTCAAATGCGTTGTGGAAGAAAGCTGCAAGTACCCGGTGGCACTGAAGGTTCCGATGGATGACGGGACAATTCAGACCTATAACCTGTACTGCGATCAGCATCCGAATTTCGTTGAAGCTATGGATGCTCTGGAGAGGATGTTTGACTGCTTCAGCACTACCGGATACCAGTACAATCCGCAGAAACCTAGGCGTAGAAAAAACCGCATTCACAGGGGCAATCTGTGAACACGGTAGAGCAAAGGATGACATATTGCGAGGTCATTATAGCATGACCGGAAAGGAAAGACAATGGTTCAGACCATCATCAAATGGAGTCTGAAGGATCTCTATAAAGCAGATGCAGGTAAATGCTATGAAGAGATTCAGCAGATCGGAGAAGAGGTAAGACCGGAGCAAGTGCTTGACAAGGCAAGAGACTCCAAGACGAAACTGCACAAGTGCTTCGACTGGGATGATTCCTCCGCAGCAGAAAAGTATCGTCTGCAACAGGCACGGCAGGTAATCAATCATCTGATCGTCATCAAGCGTGATGAGGAGGATGAGGAAAAAGAGCCCGTCCAGTTCAGAGTGATGCTGAAGAATGACAGAAAGTTTGACAGTGGTTATAAGCAGACGATTGTCATGGTGAAGGATGAGGACGAATACCAGAAACTGCTTGCACAGGCGTATTCGGAACTCCATTCCTTCAAACAGAAGTACTCCTGCCTGTCTGAATTGGCAGAAATCCTTGCTCTGATCGATTAAGAGCAAAAGCGAACCTTCACAATTTCATATTGGCGGTTAGCAGTGTTGTGTGCATTGTTCGCACACAAGTACAATACATAACTTGCACTCAACACAAAACAAGAAGACAAAACAGGAGAGCATACAACAATGCATACAGTACTGCTAATCGTCAACCGGGTGGTTGGTAATGTTGTGTGCGTTGTTAACGGCAAAAATAAAAGAGAGCAAATGTCATCAAAGAATATTATATGACAAAAAAGCATAATACAACGCATACACCATTGCCAACCATCTGGAGTGCGGTCAGCAAGATTGGGTGTCTTGTACACTCACAATACTGTGAGATAGAAGAGGACACGAAATGCTGCAACAGGAAAGCGAATTACACACTATTACATAACAGGACAGCACAAAAAACGAAAACACAGGACAAGACATCCACTCTTGCTGATCGCAACAAATAACTTAACACATACGGCAGATGCTATCGGAGCATGGACTGCTCTGAAGAACATTAACGGAAACAACAATACAAAACAGAACAATTCAGAAGACTACACTCTATGCTTCGACAACATCTGCCGTAGATAAAGAAAGGGGCAAATTAACATGGCAAAGCAGCAGATTATTGAAGTAAAACCCATCGAGGTCAAGAACGCACAGGTATTCATTGTCGGTGATTCGGATCTGATTCTGAACAAGGTAAACGCCCGTTATGAACGTGAACTGCGTGACATCGACACCGGGGCGAAAACCACGAAAGAGACTCCGAATATGTGGGAAGACATCATTACCGCAGTGA